TTATTTATAGAAGTTTTAACTAATTTTTCTAAAGCAAGAAACGGTGATGATTCTGAAACAAATGAATACTTATAATGTGGTTATATAAACAAAAAGAATTAGATCAACTTCCTGAAGACTGTGAAGCATTTGTTTACATTATCACAAACAATACAAATAATAAAAAATACGTAGGTAAAAAACTTGCAAAATTTAAAACAACTAAACCTCCCTTAAAAGGCAAAAAGAATAAACGTCGTGGTTACAAAGAATCAGATTGGCGTACATATTGGGGCAGTAATGATTATTTAAAAGAAGATGTTATTACTTTAGGAGAAGACAAATTTACAAGAGAAATTTTATATCTTTGTCCTAGTAGAGGCGTTGCAAGTTACCTGGAAGCCAAAGAACAATTCGAACGAGAAGTACTACTTACTGACGACTATTATAACGGAATTATTAACGTTAGAGTAGGCGGTTCAAAAATCCTGAAAGAAGCATTATCAGACTGATAACTAATTGCTGATAACAACTCACATCATGGCATCACAGACGTAAAGTCAATCAAGGCACACATAGGACTATACACCGGCCCCAACCGAGGCATATAAAATCGGGCTCCTCGACAATCCGGCAATGGAAACACCCGGTGCGAGATATTGGAGATGTATAGCGGCAAAAATACAAACACACGACAAACAGTATTAAAAGGATGTAAGCTCTGAGAAAAAGCAACTTACAAGTTATATAACTAACCTTACCTAGGTTATATAATTTCCGTGAGATTCGTGACGGTAGTGTATGGGGACAGAAGGCTCACCGGTTCCTAGTAGCACCCGAGGTTAAGATGGCGACGGCATCACATGATGACATCATTCTCACCTGTATAGGTGAGTTATGACCCAAACATACATGATAACGGTATTACTTAAAAAACTTTCAAACAAAAGAAAGAGTTGAGTGAAACGAAACGATTGAATGTAGTTTGAAAAGGTCCGTAGGACCTAAACATTATGTTGCAGTTATAGAATGAATATATCTATTTTGTTTTATAAGTTCTTTGCTTGGTTCGTGTGCTAATTTGCCTAACGGTATTTTACCTATAGCCAGTCTTTTATCGTACATATCATAAGGCAGTTTATTATATATTTTAGATAAGAATCTTTTCTGACCAATATCCATTTTATCTGTCCATATTCTATCAGGATTAAACCAACCAAATAAATCATTTTTCAACACAGACGTAGGCATAATTTGTTCTGCGGGTATATCAACATCGTGATTTTGGTATATACCCATAAGTTCCTTGCCCACATGAGGATAGTTCATATACAGATGATTTTCTAAAATATTTTTATCAAATAAATCATAATCAGATTCTTTTAGAGGCTCACCTTCATCTTCGGTAGTGGTAATGAATCGTGTAGGCAATCCTACATCAAAATTTTCTAAATGATGAATATCGTAATTAAATTTACTAAGCCAGTATCTTGCTTCATTTTCTTCGGGGGATAAACTACGATGTACTTCTACAAAATTCTCATGTAGATAATTTAAGTCATCTTCTGGGAGATAAAGATCTGGTTTTAACTTTTGTAAATTTACTATATCCTTTTGAAGCTCTATTTCTATTTCTTCTCTGGTTTCACCAAATCCATAAAATCTATCGTGACTTAGAAGTTTAAATTCTGTGTCTTTGAATCTTTTCCATATCCTTCTGGATACTCTGTGATTGAATAATTCATATACAAGTGTATAATTTATTTTATCTTTTCCGAGATTAACATTAATTAACATATTCGGTATCTGTGTTGTAACTTGTAAAGCCGCCTTCTTTTACAACTGTTAGCACATTATTCACACGACCTACAAGTTCTTCTTTGTGTGATATTAACATAATGTTTTTGCCTTGTTCTCTATGCATTTTCTTAAGTATACCTAAGGAGTTTTCTACACCCATACTATCCATACCACTATCTATAAGTTCATCAACACACATTAGATTCATTGGCCTGTTTAAACTTTCATATATGTCTCTAAATGCCCAACTAAGTCCGAGAATAAGCCTATTGCGTTCTCCTCTACTTAAATTATCAAAGTCTAAATCTCTGCCATATTCTGTAATTTCTACTCCTAAATCACTAGCAAATTTTACATCATGCGGTAATCCTAACCTATCTAAATAATATGCTAATCTATGATTTAAGTATGCTATGTTTTGATCTATGATTCTTTTACGGATAAAACTATCTTTACTTGTTAGCAGTTTGTATAAGAAGTCTTGATGATCTTGCAAATGAGTAAGTTCATTCATTACATCAAAACTTATATCCTGTATTCCTGTAGTTTTTAATCCTTCAATTTGTTCTATATAAGGATTTATATCTAATGCCATTGATTCTAAGTTTGTTTGCATTGTTTCAACATTATGTTTGTGTTCTAATGCTTCTTCTAATGTATTATAATATACTTCAGGGTCTTCAGGTATATCACTGAATTCTTTTAAGGCTTCAGTTGTTTCATTACTAATACTTTCTATTTCCTTATAGTATTCTTTTTCTTTATCTATTTTTTCTACTAGTTCGTTTGTGTATTGCTCATGTGTATCTAAGTGTGCAGTAGGCTGTTCACAAGCAGGGCATACACCTGCTTTCGCACTCTCTAAATTGCTTTCTAGTTCTTCTAACTTCTTAGAACTCCTAGTCAAACTAGTTGATGTACGTTTTTCTTCTGCTTGTAATGTTTGTAAACTAGAACGTTGATCTTTGTATGTAGATAGTAATTTATGGTTTGCTAATTCTGTATCAATATCAATTCTTTCCATGCGAATTATTTTTTCGCCCAACTCTATTAGTTTGTCCTCTTTGTTCTTTTCCCATGCTCTACTACGACTTTCTATTTCTTTTATGTTTTTATCTATTCGTTTGTTGCTTTCTTCTACAGCATTGATTCTTATTTCTTCTTCTTTAATACTATCTCTAGTAACCTTTTGTCTTTCTTTTAATACTTCTGCTTTTTGTGAAAGTTCTGTAATACCCAACAACTGCTCAATCATATCACGTTGATCGTTGTTTTTCATTGCAAGGAAAGGTTCAGTATATGTGTTTAGTGCAATCAAATGCTTAAACATATTGTGTGGGAAACCTATAATCTTTTCTATTTCTTTTTGTGTTTCCCTACTATCACCTTGTTGTTCATTATCTAATGCATCTTCACCGTTGATAAAAAGTTTAAGTACATTAGGTCTTCTACCTCTTTCTATACGATAAGATTTACCTTCTATTTCAAACTCCACAGTAACAATCATTCCTTTACCATTTGTTTTATTAATAAGGTTATCTTTTCTAATATTAGTAAGAGCATCTCCATATAATGCGTAACTGAGAGCATTTATTATAGTAGTTTTACCTGTACCGTTTCTACTACCATCTCCGCCCATGTCTAAGTTGTGACCTAAAACTAATGTGAGTTGACAGTTATCCAGATTAACTGCCTGTGTGTTATTACCCACACTCATAAAGTTCTTTGCTGATACGTTTTTTATCTTTAACATTATAAGGTTTCTATGCTGTTGTAAATTTCAATCAGTCGTTGTTTATCTACTTGCTGACTATCTATTGTTTCAAGTTGTTGTATAACAATTTGATCTACACTTTCAAAACTAATTTCACCGCCTTCGTATTCCTCTTCTTCCTTTATAGGAATAAGTTGAAGTTCTCTTACTTTATATTGTTCAGCCATCTTCTCTCTTATAAAGTTTGCTTCTTCATAAGAAATACTAATGTCTAATTTAACTCTTGCATAAGTGTATTGATCTAGTAATGTTGCATGATCGTCCAGTAATTGCTTTAATGTAAATACTTTGTACTTGGGACACTCTGCCCAATTTACATAAAGAGGCTCTTCTCCCCATGTCAAGAACATAGCACCTCTTTCATTATCATCTACATCTGCGTAATTATGTGGGAAAGCATTGCCTATATAATGTATATTATTTTTAAACTGTCTTTTATGAAAATGACCACTGAACACATACTCAGGACCACTTAGCATTTTATCATTTATACCTCCGTGATCTGGCATCTCTACCATTGCATTCATTTTAAAGTATGGTAATTCAAAATGTCCAAACATATATTTGCATTTCATTTTAGATACTTTCTTATGTTCGTCTGCTACTAACCAAGGAATAATAGCAACATCATCCTGTACAAAATGTTCATCAATCATTACAAAGTTTTCTAAATCTCTGATGTACTCTATACTGTTAAGTTCTCTTTTGTCTTTATAGTATAGATCATGATTACCCATAATCATATAAACTTTTTCAAAGTTGTCGTTA